GTGTTATCGTAGCGTGGTCATTGGGGAAGGTTATGTTACCTCCCAGAGATTGTACGATATGAAAAAAGAACTACAAAAACTACACCGGCAAGCTACGATAGCGACCATAGTATCGCTCGGCGCTTGGTTACTCATCATACTTACACTTATGCTAGGATCCTGAAAATGATTACGCTAACGGAAGAGTTATTCGCATCGCTTGTTATAGGCTCGAAGACATACGTTATCATAGATGAAGAAACGAAATGCGCTATTGAGAATAGCGACTATGGTAGCGAGCATATGGTATGTGAGAACAACTCGGATACCGTAGGATGGGCTGGGCCAGCATTAGGCCAAGTGCATAGCGTAGGTGTTGGGTTGTATAGGTTGTGGAAGCGTAGCGAATGGAAACTCGTAGGGAATCTTGCGAAAGAACGTGGCGCAGAGCGGGATCGTAAGTGCGCGGAAGCGGATGCTATGAAAGCTGCGAAGGTAGCGGCAGATGCGAAGGCTATCGAAGACTTGAAGGATACGCTACGTAAGCAAGGTGTGAAAGAAGAGATCATAGCGAACTTTTTCGCTAGCATGAAACCAGATGAGATACGGAACATGTTAGGGTTGTAACATAAAAGAAAGTAAAATCATGATAACATCTAAAGACGAAACGAAAGTTGTTGATGATGCTATAAAAGATATAGCGTTTCAACATGACGCAGCAAAGGAACTCGGCGCTCTTGTACTACGTGAGCAAGGTGCGCTACTGCAGGGCGGTACGGGAACGGGCAAGACATACATTACGTGTGAGATGCTACGTGACATCCTACCTACGTTAAAGCAAAACGCCAACATAGGCGGTGGGCCAATACCTGTGCTATGGATTGCTCCCGCTGCTACCATACTCCAAACGCAACGTGTGCTGCGCTCGTATGGTCTGGCGAAAGATGTGCTAGTCATGTCCTATAGCGCACTAACGTCACCGAAAACAGGTGGCTGTATGTACTACGGTACGAAGACAGTCGTTGAGTTAGGTACAGAACACACGAAGTATACGTGGTCAGATGTTATGCTACCGCGTCTCGTTGTGTTCGATGAGTGTCAGGCGTTAAAGAATGACGGCTCGTCGCGTACGAATGTCGCACGGCAAATCCCAAAAGATAAGGTAAAGCGACTCTTCATCTCCGCTACACCATACCAGCGTGTATGTGAAGCACGTACGGTACTCACAGGATGTGCGATAAAGAGTGAGTATAACGTGTTGCCGTTGTGTGAGTCAACTGTGCCATCTGTGCTACGTTCACTCGCAACGTATGGTAATCCCACGTCGTACAGCCCACGCGCTATGGAACGTGTGAAAGATGTTATGAAACCGTATACTGTAGCACTCAAGAACGTACGGTTTAAGTACAAGGCGCGGACAGAGTGTGTTATGATTGATTTCCGTAGCGACAAAGAACGCGCAGCATACAACGAAGCGTATGAAGAGTACCTTAAGTATCTGTACGAGTTGCGTGGCCAACGTGGTCATGGTATCGTAGCGGCACGACTTGTAGCGATGATGAAATTTCGGCAAAAAGCAGAAGAGATACGTTCGCCGCAAATCGCATCACGTGCGCGTAATGCTGTGGTAGAGGGATCGCAGGTGATAGTCGGTAGTAACTTTAAGAATATGCTCCGTGGCGTATGGCTGGCACTTACGAAAACGTACAACATACCGGAAGAGCGGATTGGATTTATCACAGGTGGGCAAAGTGCGGAAGAACGTCAGCGTCACGTAGATGCATTCCAGCGCGGAGAGAAAGACTATATGCTACTGACCGTTGCGGCTGGTGGTGTGGGGATTTCGTTACATCACGAAGATATGTACGCTAACGCCAAGCCAAGGCATATCATACTCCCGCCCACGTGGTCTGCGATAGATCTCATCCAATGCGTAGGTCGATCACACCGACTAACATCATGCAGTAACACATTGCAGGAAGTCATATGGTACAGGAACACCATAGAAGAACGTGTTGCTGCTGTCGTACAGAATAAGGTAGCGTGCATTAACAAGGCTGTTACCGCAAAGGAACAATGGTCTTCGCTATTCGCACCGGACATAGATGATGATCTCGGTAGCATAAACGATGACGGTGACGAAGACGAGGATCACACGCTAGACGAAGGGATGTTTGAATGAACACACGTACAATAGAGGAAACCGATTGGCTACAAACTATCGTCGTCTCGTACTCACTTTTTTATTGACAATAACCCCGCGATGTGCTAGTATGTTACCAGTTCGTGCGAGTGGGACTTGTATCCACCACGTACGATAACAAAAAGTATAACATCATGACACTAGAAACAGCAGTTAAGAAATACGAAACGAAACATAACGTACGTATTGATTACGCCGTACCGCAAGGATGGTTCAATGACGTAAATAATGCAGACGTACAGATCAACCCACAAGATTTCGTGTGGGTTTACAAAGAAGATAGCGGTATCTTTGGCATACCATTACACAAAGATACCATCTTCGCGGATAGCATAACCGATGATTTTGATCTCGAACGTGCTATGTTACTACGGGAAATTGAACATCTTACATCATGAACAATAACGAACGAGAACTATGGGTACGTAACGACGAAGGACTGTACGCTATGTGGCAGGATAGTAAGCTATCAATGCGTATGTTCCTTACAAAGAATCGTACGACAATCGACAATTACATACGACAAACAGCCGAAATATCAAAACACCGATGAACAAGAAAGCATTCACACAAAGCGAATTCGGTAACGGATTCACAATACTCTTCGCTAACAAATGGAGTGTTAGCGTACAATGGTCGGAGCATCACAAGTGCGACGGCGGAATTAGAACAGCGGAAGTTGCTGTGCTAGATCCAGACGGTATGTTCTGGACTATCGTAGATGATGAACTAAAGTTAACAGGTGACGTAATGCCATACACTACGTCAGAGGAGTTAGTAAACATAATAAATAAAGTATCATGAGAAAAATAACCAGACTAGCAGCCTGCGCTTTCATAGAAGGGCGTAGCTTCCGCAAGGACAACACATCCGTTACAGTTAGCGAATATCATATCAAGTTTGAAGGCAGAACAAAAGAAGAAGTTCTTGCTACACACGAACGATATGGCACAACTATACATAGCCAACGAATGTACCTACACGGCAACCTAATAGCAGAGAACACTAATGCTAAAGGGCTACGCATCACCCTAGCAGGTTGGCCTACAAATACCACACGTGAACGTTTGAATGGTTTGCTAACAGAGCTAGGCAAACGTGAAGGTGTATGGCAACGTAACCACGAACAGTATTACGGTACACGCGAAGATAACATAGAAATAGACTCTAACGAATGGATAACAGTAGAGTTAGTAAACATAATAAATTCATGAGCACAGCAATATCAAGTAACGCAGCTCGCGCTTTCGTGCAAGGCAAGCGCTTCAGTAGATCTAACACCAACGTTAGACGGAACATCGACGGTAGCGTAGAGATGCGACTATGGGATAACCTTATCGCACGACATACCGTAGAGGACGGAACACAAGTAACAATGGCGGGATGGGGTACAGCTACCACACGTGCAAGACTTAACGCTATCGTAGACGAGTTAGGTATGCGCGGAGGTTTCTGGCAACACAACGGCGATCAGTTTTATGGTACGCACAACTCAGTAGTTAGTGGAGATGCTTGTAGCGTCTGCAACCGTATCATATCAACCACAGAATGGGTACAAATAGCACGATGACATACAAAAAACATCAAATACACAACGGTTACAACGATCCACTAATACGTTTCATATTGCGTAGGTGTGGAGTTCAGCGTATACACACAGGATGGTATACGATACTATACAACGGCGCAAAGTTAGAAGATAGCACGTTTGCGTTTGCGTCGCGTAACAAACAAGGAAAATGTAATCACTACAAAAGATGCCAGACTTAGATATAACTAGTGACTTCTATCACAACTTCTTTCGTCAGTATCCACTAGACAACAGTTTGCGTAGGATACCTGTCACATATGCGAGAGCTGACATAGCATTATTAGCTCCACGCACACACGCAGGGCAACCGTACAACGAGCGCACAGTTATCTTCACGGATAATAATGCGTACGTTAAGATTAAAAAACAAGAAGGCTGGGAAGCTATGCTAAAAGATCATTATGATGCACGTGTAGCGAGTGACAAAGGCCCACCGCGCACGGATAATAGTTGGGTACGTAAAATAGTCGAACCTATCTACGCTAAGATGCGTCGGAGTCGTAAGAAATACTGATGACTACGCCTACTGAAATGAAAAGGTTAACAAAACGACTTGCTGCTTACAGTACAGTTGATTCCTGTATGCGTAAGTTAACGCAGGATGCTATAACATTATCATTTCGTAACGAACCTGTATTAATTACAGGTGATACAGGTACAGGCAAGGAGGTAATAGCTACAATACTACATGGCACACGTGTAGATAACATCACAACAGTTAACACAACAGCCGTCACGGATACGCTATTCGAGAGCGAGTTATTCGGTCACGTTAAAGGATCATTCACCGGCGCTTACTGCGATAGAGAAGGTTTAGTAGCAAGCGCCGGTGATGGTACGTTATTCCTCGATGAGATAGGTGATATGCCTGTTACATTACAAGCAAAGATACTCCGACTCATACAGTTCGGTACGTATCGTAACGTCGGTGGCGACAAACTGCTCACAGCAAAATGCCGTATCATAGCGGCAACGTGTAAGAATGTACCACAGTTAATAGAAGATAAGCTGTTCCGTGAGGATCTTTACTATCGTCTATCAACATTTAGGCTACACCTTACACCATTACGCGACAGACGACACGACATACACCATTACTTAGCAAACCATAACTTATGGTTTGACATGACAGAGAGTAAGCGTAAACATTTCACAGAGTACGCTAACAACGAACCAATTCACGGTAATTACCGTGAGTTAGAACAAATCATGCTACGATATGAAGTTTTAGAAAAAATGCCTGAGTTAACTTACGCTCTAAAAAATAAAATTTTAGAAGTTAACTGACTTGGCACGGATCTTGCTTTATATATAGTATCTGGCCCCAACTAGGGGGTTTAGAAGTTAAGTAGAACCCTAGCATAAAAGTAGAACTATGGCACAACATATTGAACAAACATATAAGGACGGAGACTGGAAGGGATTCAAGTTTACCGTGAAGCAATTCGATAGCACAGTAGAGGCTGTCGAAGGTCTGGGCGAGGATAACGTACTCGCGCTCGTTAACCAACAGGTTGCATCTCGCATACGTTCTAAAGTTAAGAACGGTTTGCCGAAAGGTCTTAGCGGGGATGATCTCGCTAACGCACAGCAGCGTTTGTTAGATAAGCACACCGATGGTGTGTTGTTTAACGCTGACGATGCTAACGGATGGCGACCTGACCAACGTACCGAAACGCCTACTGCCCTGTTCAAACAGGCGAAGGAAGCGTTCAAGGCTGGCGATGCTGCCAAGGGTGCGGAACTGCTGACTCGTATGCAAGAGCTTCTCGAAGCTGCGTAAACGATAAGCATATCGTAGAGAGGGACGGCCAGTAAAAGCTGTCCCTCTCTTTTACTCATAACTGCTAACAAGATATTTTTATATGGATGATATTATAGATATTGTTGTAGGGAAATTAAAGAAACCACAAAATTTAGCTGCACCAAAGCACCACCGCTCATCGTACACAAAAGATACAGCCGCAATGGTACAGCCTATCATGGACAAACTGTTAGGCGACGGCGCAGATGTATTCGTACCAGCAGCTAACACAGGCTATAGTGCAAACACTTTATACGGTAAGTTAAACGATGGCTTGCTATGGTTAATGCACAACACAGCGGAAAAGGATAAGAACGAAGCGTATCGTATGTTACGTACGCAAGTCTCCATGCGCAAAATGGACGACGGCGTTTTGATATATTTTAAAGCTGCCGTGCGTGACATCAAGCGTACGCCAAGTAAACCGGCGCTTGAAGGTGTGTCAGCCGATAGCGTAAAGTGGCGGCATGACTTACTCTCGTGGCTGCAACGTTCACAAGAAGGTGAGATGTTCAAGGCAGACGTTACGACAGACGACGACGATCAGCGTTGGGTATACGATAACATAGCCATACATGCACCTAGCGCAGAAGTTATCTTCAGCGACGACAACATTAAACTCATACGCTAATGACAATAGAAACACTACTCGAATGTGAAGTTAGCGTACTGGAGAAGATGACCGACGATGAGTTGCTCACACACTTCCAACCATACCTTGTCGTATGTCAACCACCTGTTGACGAGCGTAAGACAAAGGTAGTTAAAATAAAACGTAAGTCTGCAAAGGTTTCGTCCAGCGTCAAGCGTACGCTAGAGGAACAGATGAAGGAGCTAGCTGACTTACATAGCATAGACTTAGACGCGGAGAAAGCGCGGAACTTACTACCACCAAACTTACGATGATTACTTTAGATAAAACAACAGACGGACGTTACATAGTTAAGATAGATGCATCGTTGTACACACAGTCAGCTTGCCCACGCAGGATGTGGTACATGGGCGGACGAGGCTTACGTTATGACGGTAAGTCACACAAGATGGAGTATGGTACAGCGTTTCATAAAGCGTTGCAGGAATACTACACCACGTTTAACACAACGAAAGCTGTTGCCGTTGCCGTGGAGCACTACGCGCAACCTGACATACACATACCAGACAATGACTTCCGTGACGTAGGACATCTCATTGCTACATTACATCAATACTTCAAGGAGTATGAGACTATTGATGGCCTAAGACCTGTAGTAGTTGACGGCGAGCCGTTACTTGAGCAGCGGTTTGCTGTACCGTACTTCACCGACGGCAACCTACTGGACATAGTATTGTGTGGCACGGTGGATATGATAGGTACGTTCAACGGCATTAACGTAATCGTTGACCACAAGACAACCGCGCTTATGCAAGTGGAGAAGTACCTCGACTCATACCAGAACTCACCACAAATGATGTTCTACAGTATGATATATAAGCAACTGTTTCCTGACGAAGACCGTGGTGTAGTTATCAACGGCATCTTCCTGTCACGTACAGGTAAGAATAAGTTCCAGCGATCTACGATAATCACATTCCCCAATCACGTACTGGATGAGTTCGCCGCGCATTTGCATAACATAGTCACCGACTTCGCCAACAGTTTATACGCTGTGATAGCAGACGGCAAAGATCCAGAGCAGGAGTTCCTACCAAACTTCAACTGCTGTCAGACAAAGTTTGGCGAATGTAACTTCTCACCTGTGTGTACTACGCCACGGCAAGATGATAGAGAGACTCTCGTTACGTCGTTGTTCACCACAACTAACACATACGATCCACTAAAATTCCAAGCATGACAGACCAAGAAATACGCGACGCAGCTTTACGTAAGTTTAAAATACTTGCACCGCGCAAGTTCAACGCTGGCATAGCAGAACACAATCCCGACGGTACAAAAGGAATGTGGCTTATGACTCCAGAGCAACTTGTAGATAGCGCGGAGGAAGAAGTAATAGATCTTTGGCACTACATACAAGTGCTTAAAGCAAAAATAAAAGAGCAAGACGCTCTCATACTACAACTGAAACGAACAATAGCAAAACAAGAACAATGAGTAAAGCAATAATAGGTATCGTAGGTAGTAGTGGCACAGGTAAGTCTACCTCGCTACGCAACCTGCCAACCAACACAACACACATAATAGATCTTGAGCGTAAGGGTATGCCCTTCCCCAAGAAGTTCCCACACACATCATTCTGCGCTAGCGTTAAAGAGTTTAACGATGCGTTAAGCGTAGCACTAGCAGACGAAAGCTGCGAAGTGATAGTCATTGAGTCGTTCACAAAGTACGTTGAGATACTACATACGTTATCTGATAGGTCTTTCAAGGGCTTTGATATATGGAACTACTACAATAAAGAGATCCGTACTATGCTAGATAAAGTTAAGAACGATCACGCTGTCGTGATATTCACGGCGATTGACGAGATCGTGGAGCTAGCGCAACCCAGCGGCAACGCATTTAACGTGCGCCGCATTAAGGTACAAGGCAAGCAACACGCTGGTTGTATAGAGAAGGAACTCCTTATGGTACTGTTCACGGAAGTTAAACGTGACAAAGAAGGTAACACACGCTACACGTTCCAGACGAACAGCGACGGTATCACATCTGCGAAAACCCCGATGGGTATGTTCGATAAAATGTACATAGACAACGACGTTAATGAAGTCATAGAGAAAGCTAAGAAATATTATGCCTGATCAAACACATAACATAGACTGGAGTAAGTTTGTTGATGAGAAGTTTGCTATGCTAAAAGATACAGCAAAGCAACAGTATAACAACGTTGATGAAATGTCAGTAACGCTATCAGAGATAATCGAAACCGCTGAGGAGCTTCAGAATGATATAAGTGATCTGCAAAATGACGTAGATGAAAACTATATCGTACGACCGAAGTGGCCAGAATACTTTGGCATCGCCGAACTCACCGACATACTCATTACTACATTACCCACACCTGATTACGGTAAACAAGAAGACTCTCTGCGACAGTTGCATGAGCTACGCCAAATGTGTGCTAATGCAAACATCGTGGGCTTAGACGACCTAATAAAATACATAAAGCAATGACGAAAAGTAAAGAAGAAAAAGAATACGATAACATGGTTATCGGCGTGGCAACAGCTACGTATAAGCAAGCGCAGCTTATAGCAAACAAGTTGGATATTAGTAAGCAGGATTCGTTTCTGTTACTACAAACCATTACGATAGAGAAGCTCACGTATCTTATGGCACAGATGCTCGAAGGAATTTCCTCCGCAAACAATAGGAGTGCGGTTACGGAGGAACATACAAACAAAGACACTCCCCACATAGTAACATAACATAATGGCAATCATCAACTTAGATGAAATCGCAGATAGCGTAAGACCCTATCTAAAGAAGGACACGTACACAGCACGAATTCTTAGTGCTGAGTTTACGCAAAGCAAGGCCGGTGCGCCTATGGTAGTGATGCAATGGGAGCTAGCTGCTCCTGAGTCAATCGAAGATGGCATGAGTGGTAAGACCGTACGAATTGCAGGTTTGCAGTTCCGCGACTACCTATCGTTTAGTGAGAAGGCTAAGGAGTTTACGTTTCGGCGTATCAAAGCCCTGCACAAAGCGTTAGAACTCACGCCAGAGTTTGATGACGAAGATCCTGACGTAGATCAGTACGCTGGTTTAGCTGCTGATGTTACGATAGAGACTGAGCAGCAAGCGCAGACGAACGATGATAGTTCGCCTGTCCTTGACAACAACGGCGATCCTGTAATGAACAATAATTACAGGCTCAAACGTGTGCTTCGTTTGAATAACGACCACACGCTGTAACACACACTTGTAGTATAGCGGTACACGGCAGCTATTAAGACGCTGCGCAGTTCATTGATCGCCGCTATACTACGTTTAATTTATGTTGTAGCACATGGGTACAAGATTGCTATTAAGATGCAACTGGGTTCAGGCTGCTATCATGACGGCCTCATGTAACGTTTTATGGTTGACGTTACATGGCATTACCTGAGTTGATCGCCTGTGTGCTACAACATAAATTAGACTCATGCCTTTAACCATACAACATACATCCGCACAACTACCGTACAAGGGGTTAACAGTAATACTAGGTAAGCCATCACGCTTCGACCGCGCCCAGTTACTTAGTGGATACGCAGGGCAGTTATTCTACAACGCCCTTAATCCTATACCACGGCAAACTATCGACGTTACACTCGCCGATAGCGTAAACCAATACCCCATACGCGAGGGTACTAAAGTCGTACTGCTACTAGGGCAGAAGGCGTTAGACTTATTTAAGTCTGGCGTTACGTTAGATGAACAACGCGGTTGCCCGTTCATCATCGACGGCATAACGTACGTATGTTCGTACGAACCGCAAGAATCTGTTGATCGTATGGCATACTTCAATCCTAACGATGCAGATAACGTAGGCGCAGAGAATGACAAGGGCCGACACGGTAGAACACGACGGCCCAATCGTAAGTTTTGGCTGTCACGTGACGTTAAAAAAGCTGTAGGGTACTTGACCATCCCGCCAGCAGTTACGAAGGCCAAGCATATCTTGTGGCCACGCGCCGATGACGTAATCGCGGTACTACAAACACGTAAGAACGAGACTATGTACTTTGACATAGAAACAAACCGTTCATTAGAGTTAACGTGCTTCGGATTTTCGTTTGACGACAAAGAAGCGTGGTGTGTACCTATGGTAATATCGCCGTTCGCCGGTTACTACTACGAGGATACGCCACATATCCTACGTGCACTAGCTGTAGCCATGCGTGACAATGAGGTGGTCATACACAATGCGCTGTTCGATCTCTTCGTCCTAGCGTACAAGTATGGCATCCCCGCACCGCGTAAGGTGTATGATACAATGCTCGCGCATCACAGGTTATTCCCTGAGGTAGAGAAATCCCTCGGCCATTGTCTTGCACTATACACAGATCAACCGTATCATAAAAACGAGGGCGTGTTCGATCCCAAGAACCACGATCAACGTGAGAGTCTGTACGAATACAACGCTAAAGATGTTATCTCTATGGCGTTACTCAAGCCTCAAATAGATGCAACAGCCGCAAACTTCAAGGCAACTGATAGCGTACGTCAAGTTAACGAAAGTGTTGTGCCATATCTCACGGCCATGCTACAAGGGATTAAGTATGACGTAGAGAAACTCAACAATATCATAAAACACAACGATAGGTATCAGAATGAACTGTTACGTTTCCTGCGCTTGCTAACAGGCAACGACCTTAATCCTAACAGCCCAAAGCAAGTATCAACATACTTGTACAATCGCCTCGGCTACAAGAAGCCGTCGAAAGATGTAACGTCCGAGAAGAACTTACTACAGATTAGGTTAAAGTACCCTAACAACCCTATCCCTACAATCATACTACGCTACCGCGCTTACGCAAAAGAAAGTGGGCAGCTAAAGTTTCCGCCGTGGAAAGGTGATCGCATAACAACATCGTACAACCTAGCGGGAACAACGTCGTACCGGCTAGCATCTCGGCGCTTGCTTGGCGAGTGGGGTACTAACGTACAGAATTTCCCGAAGAAACTACGTAAGCTGTTCGTACCAGACGAGGGTAAAGTATTCGTGCAAGCCGATCAGTCAGGCGCGGAGGCACTCATCGTAGCGTATTTATGCACCGCAGGAAATTTCCGACGCTTGTTCGACCACGGCGTTAAGTCACACGTTTACGTGGCATTGCGGTTATTTGCAGAAGTTTGGGAGGCGCGTCTCGGTGAATCTATTAAACCGTACACAGATGTAGACGTAGCAGATCTCGTCCAGAAGCCACGGTGGAAAGAACTACGCGACATTATAGCATCCTCCGATACGTGGCCAGCCGCTGAACGCTACTATTTCATGGCCAAGATGGTATGCCACGCCTCCAACTACGGTATGAAAGCGCCGACGTTCCGTGTGAACGTGCTGCAGAAGTCGCATGGCGCGGTTAACCTCACAAACAAACAAGCTACATACTTCCTCGAAACATACCACGCATTATTCCCTGAGATACGTAAGTGGCATAGAGATACGATAGAGAAGTTAAAGAAGGAACGTATGCTACGCAACCTCTTCGGCTACCCTCGGATGTTTACGCAGACTGTAGAGCCGTCTATGTTCAAGGAAGCATACGCATTCGTACCACAATCTACCGTAGGTACGATAACAAACATGGCGTTCACCGACTTATATCACAACGAACATATCATAGAGTTGGGTGCGGATGTGATACAGAATAATCACGATAGCGTTTTACTGCAATGTAAGCCAGAGGTTGCGGAGGAGGTTTGTGCGCTAGCGTGTGAAGCACTTAACCGCGAGATGATCTCACCATACGGTGAGAAGTTTAAGATGCGCTCCGAAGCGTGTGTTGGTAATAGCTGGGGAGAGATGGACTAAAAATGGAAACAAACCTTGAGCGATGGCGTTACTTTTTAAAAGATATGGAATCCCCAGAACTGTTTATCGACTGGGGATTTTATAGTATGATAGCAACAGCACTACAACGCCGCGTGTGGCTGTATCCTGACACGTTCACGCTGTATCCTAACCTATTCGTCATACTCATCGGCCCACCTGCTGCTGGCAAGTCTCGTATCATATCGCAGATCAACGAGTTCATACGAAACCCAAAGCTCATTCGTAAAGTGCCAGGAAAAAAGAAAAACAAAGTTGAGATACAACCCTTCTATCCGTTGAGCGCGGATACGATAACACAGGAGGCACTCATACAATACATCGTGCGCGAGTGCGGTAGGGATTTCTTTTACCAGAACGAAAGTAAACGTGTACGTGCCTCGCACTTTTCCGTAGGCTTCATGATCGAAGAACTCGGTGTGCTGTTGCGTAAGAACTGCGAGAACATTGTTAATATGCTTAACCAACTTTACGATAGCCGTGACTTCACATACAAGACTAAGCACCAAGGCACAGATGCAATTAAGAATGTATGCGTGAACATCGTAGCTGGCACAACGCCAGCGTTCATTCGCACAGCATTCAACGCCGAGATCATATCGCAGGGCTTTACGTCACGTGTTATCATGGTGTACGGTGACGGGCCTAGATTCCTACGGCAATTTCCTGGCGTATCAGATGAGCAGAAAACGGCGAAGGAAAAGGTCGTAGAGCACCTAGCTAAACTACAGAAAGTCAATGGCCCTGTTACGCTATCCGACGAGTGCGAAGCGTTCCATAAAGAAGTTTACGAGAGCGGTCAGCTAACACAGCAGCGCGTTAACATGGATCACCGACTTGATACATATTACGGACGTAAGAACGTACACTTACTAAAGCTATCTATGATAATGCACTTCATGGATACAACGGATAGTATGGTAGTGGAGAAGGTAAGTATGGAACGGGCGTTGCGATTCCTCGCACACACGGAGATACGTATGCACGAAGCATACGTTACCGGCGGTCGCAACTCTCTCGCTGGCATACAACGCCGTGTGTTAGAGCATATCATTAACAGCAATAAAGCTGTACCATACAAACGACTATGGCTTACGTTCGTCGACGACTTATCAAAGGATGACTTAGATCAATGTATAGAATTTCTGTTAGCTACGGATCAAATATCGAAAGACGCTAGCGGATTCAGATCACTTGTTGAACAGCCGACGAGTGCATCTGATTACTTGTAGGCTGATAAAAAACTATGTATAGAAAAGATACGTTCGATATTACGATAGAGTTAGACAACTGCGAGGAGATTATGCCCGATGTCTATTACACGGAAGACAGTACCGTAACTTACTCTTGTGAAATCATGGGTGATTCTGGTACTGATGA